CGATTCCGCGCTGTCTCCCTCGATGATCTTGATCATGTGATCGACGTGTGCCTCGGTGATGTTGCGCTTAAATTCATCAAGGACTGATCCGCCGTGCGACTCGACGATTGCAATGTGTGTCGACTGGTTGAGTTCGCCTCTGAATGTGTCAATACATGTGACTTTGACGATCTTCCCAAGATTCTGAAGTTCTTGGCAGAAGTGGATAATGCTCTGTCCCATCCATGATCCGATTTCGACGAACGTTCCGCCATCTGGAATTGCCTTCGCAATCGCTGAATAGAATGCCTTGTAGTCGCACCAGCCAGGAACATCTGACGCGATCTTCACTTCATTCTTCAGTCGGTCGAGAATCGCTTCGCCCCGCTTGTAGTTATCGTCGGAATTGGATCTTGCATAGGTTTCATCCATTTCACCTGCACCGAATGCTGGGTGATGATGCAGGAAGGTAATTGAATCACTCGCATCGATCACTACATTGTCGCGATAGGCGCAATAGGTGAACCAGTCATCAGAATACATGCTAAAGAATTCTGGATGGAATAGATAGCCTTGGTCCTCGTATCGCTTGCGAGTCACAATCGCCATGCAGAGCAGCTTGTCTTTCCGATGACCATCGCTTACCGCGAGAACCGACGAGATTTCTGTCTGCCCAATAGCATCGAGAATCGCTTTGTCCCACCCGGGGAATGCCTCGAAATCATCCGACATTTGCACCAGCACCTTTCCTTTGGAAAATTTTGCTGCAAGATTCCATGCCGCGACAGGTCCAGCGGATTCGCCGACGATCACGCTCTTGGCCATGCAAAGCATTGCTGATTCCTCATCATCTGCATCGACTGCAAAAATATGCTCGATGGAATCTGGATCGCTTGCCATGCGTAGCCAGTCCATGCGCTGACGCCATGCAAGTGCCGGTCGTCCGCGAGTGGCATGCAAGAGTGAAATCTTGGCCCCGCTTTTGATGAAATGGTTGTCTTGGAGTGCGTCAGCTTCCGCATCGCGTCCATTGCGTCTCAGCGCCATGCTGCGCAGGCTTTTGCCCAAGTGTCCGTAATATGTGCGCCTGAGATTCCAAGGCGCCTCCTGTGGCAGTTTGAACGCAAGCATGGCCTCGGTCCATCCGAGTGCAGCGGTAGGATCGTCTGGGACGGATGCTAGTCCGAGTTCGCCGTATGCCTCTGGCCGAGTTGGATCGGTGGCGAGCGCCTGGAGAAGCATCGATTTCTTGACCGCAGGATCGCCGGCCAGACGCGCGAGTTGGAAAAATGCCTCGTATCGCTCATTCTTCCCAGTGTCTTGTAGTTGCGCGAATTCCAGTGCGGCCTTGATCGCCTCGTCATTTCGATCAAGCGCGATCAGACTTTGAAAGATGTGGAATTTTTGCGAGATCGTCCGGTCTTCCGGCGCGATGGATTGCAAGATTCTCAAGTTGCGCTCATCCCTGGCTGCGGATCGCTTCTCTGATTCGTGCGTGATCTTGGCCGAGTCGAATCGAATGAGCTTTGCGTCTTCCGAAAATTTCAAACATTCATGGATCGGATGCTGCCACTCAGCGGTGCCGCGACGCCAAATCCGCTCACGCCAGTTGATGACGCCGTCCTCCGGTACGACGTATGGCATCAGAACGCCATCAATCTCTTTGCCGTCCAGATCCTTTAGCAGCGAGTGAATCTGCTGGATGGATTCCGCGTCGATCATGTCGTCAGTGTCGGCCCACATCACCCAAGGCTTTGTCGCCATTTGCGTGGCCTGATTCCGAGCTGCGCCGAAGTTATCGACGTGCGGCCAGTCAATTTTGTTCGGGTATCGCTGGACATTGCAGCCGGCATCCAAGCAAATCTGCTCGGTCTGATCTGGCTCGCGATTGCCTGGAGCAATGACCACGTTGATTTCGCTGGCGAGTGGCGAGAAGTAGGCGAGAAACCTACGGATCACGCTTTCCGAATTGCCTGCAATTATGCAGAGGCTGAGTTCATTTTGCATCTGACAATTCGCAGATGTCAAAAACCCCACCCCGGAAATTTCCAGAGTGGGGTTGATGCCAGAACCAATACCAGGGAGAATCTTATGGCTTAGTGCCGAGGACCAAGCCGAGAGTCAAGCCAGTGGCGACACCGTAGAAGCACTCAAATGCTCCGTAGTGGATGCCCTTGGCTGGGTCGAAGCTGCGACGATAGCCCATCGTGATACCGTTCGGCGCGCTGACTTGCTCGGCTGCGAGATACATCGAAGTATCTTGCGGAGCGAGATAGCGCATTGCCAGGTTGATCGAGTCAGGGTGAGCAGCGAACGAGACAAGCGAGGTCGAAGCAGTTGGAAGGATGTTGGTTTCGTAAGTGTCGAATCCAACGAGCTTGCCAAGTGAACCGCTGCGAACAGCTGTGTTGTCGCCGAGCGCGTAGGCTTGCAATACGTTGGAAGATCCAAGAAGTGCAGCGCCGACCACTGGGTTGAAGAAGCAGCTAATCATGTCGAGAGGGACATTATTGAGTGAGAGCTGCTTACGGAATGCGATGATCTGAGTGAGCGTGTAGCTTGCTTCCGAGGTTGTAACCGTTGCAGCACCATAGTTGCTGGTGGTGATGACCTTCCAGATGTTTTCAAGAACCTTTGCAGCAAGTGCGCGGCCTGCTTGGGTTGCGATTGCGTCGAAGCGAGCGCCGGACGAGTTGGCAACTTGGATGTCAGTCAGATCCATCGTGACGATGTTATGCTGATTCAAGTTGACCGTGTTGCTAGTCACTGCGCCGCCGCCAGTTTGATAGTTGGCAGAGGTGGCATTGAAAGTCGTTGCAGTGAGCGCGGAGATGAACGGAACAACGATTGCGTCGCCTTTATTGCGTGCTTCGCTGCTGATGTTGCGCGAGAATGCGCTGATTGGTGACAATGCAGCATTGAAAGCATTGAGTGCTTCTTGTGCAAAGATCGTGTCGTTGAATGAAACGGTAGCCATTGTATTTGTTAGTTAGAGACTGAGAATTTTTGAGCGGTTTTTGGTGTAGTAATCAGAGCGATCTTCAGGTGATAGCTTGGACATGATTGCAAAGTGATCAACTTGAGCAGTTGCATCGTCTGCGATTTCAGCAACTGGAGTTGGGTGACCTGTGGCAGCGAGCAAGCGAGATGCTTCTAGCGAGATTTTTTCAGTAGATGCTTCCGACTTTTCAGTCAGTTCGGTGATGCTGGATTCTTGCTCGGCGATTTTTTCCTCTGCTTCTTTCAGAGCTTTAGTCTTTTCGTCGAGTTCAGCTTTTGCTGAAATGAGTTCAGTCACTGCATTTTGCAATTCGGTTTCAACCATTGCAAATTTTGCGGTGGCTTCGGAAATTAATGCTTCAAGCGATTTGATCTCGCTATCTTTTGCTTCAATCTTGGAAGCAAGTTCTGCGTTTGGCAAAAGTTTGTCGAGGATGCTCATACTTGCCTTGGTTGGCATGTCAAATTTTGGACCAATCACCTTGTCTACCAAGCCCATCGCAAATGCCTTATCTGCATTAAGCCAAGTTTCGCTCTTCATCATTTTGCGAATCACTTCTTTTTCCATGCCAGACTTGCCAGAATAGATGTCTGCGATTTCGTCAGAAATCCCATCAAGAAATTCTGATACTTGCAGATGCTCGCTTGCATTGCCGCTGGAGTTGAGAGACGCGTCGTGAATCATCATCTGCCCACCCTTGACCATGTGAATTTCATCCGCTGCCATAGCGATCACCGATGCCATCGAAGCTGCAAGTGAGTTGATGATCGCGGTGACTTTCACGCCGCGATCACGCATGGCAAGGATTGCATAGTATAGCCGGTATCCATCCAGCACAGATCCACCGCCAGAGTTGATCTCCATGATTACCTCCTCAAGAGCGCCATCTGCGCTTGCAGTCACGCCTGCGATCTCTGTCCCGATTGCGTTTTCACCGTAGAGACGGCCCATCTCCTCGATGATGGTGTCGATTGAATATGGCGTGACAGCTTCATTGAGCTTCACTTTGCCGACTTTGTTTTCGATTGAAAGGTAGTCCATAGGTTTTGATTGATTGAGTTGAGCGTTAATTTGTTTGAGTCGAGTTTCGGCCCATGATTTGCCGGGATCTCCACCCCATAGCGCCCAGGCGATTCTTCCTGCTGATGGATAACCATCCTCGCCAGGCGAGAATCCAGATGCTTGCTTGTCAACTTCATGTCGCGCGAAGAAACTCCCCATTCGGCCAATAGTTTCTTCAGAAAGATTGACTCGATTTGAAATATCGCGAGCACGAGCGACTCCGATAGCTGT